ACAATCGGTCGAACTTGATTTTCCAGTTCCTGATGTCCAAGTTCCATTAGAACAAGCAGTTTTTGCTCCATCTTTACAATAATATCCTTCAGGACAAATATTTTTTGCCCCATTTGAACAAAAATTGCCTTCGGAGCAATTTACAGTAGAACAATCCGTATCTGATGATTTTCCGTCTCCACTCGTCCATTTTCCATCAGGACAATAAGTAATTGTAGTATTTGAACAATAAGCTCCTTGAGGACAAATGGTTTTATTTCCATTTTTACATACATATCCAACTGGACAAGTATTTTGAATCCCATTTGAACAAAAAAATCCATCAGGACAAGGAGTTTTTTGCCCATTAGAGCAAATATATCCTTCACAATTTGATGTAGAACAATCAGTAGCCGATTTTCCATCTCCATTTGTCCAAGCACCATCTGGACAAGAAGTTATTGATCCATTTGAACAATAGTTTCCTTCTGGACACGGAGCACATTCACCTCCTTGTTGAAATGGGTATTGTCCCGCAGGACATGGAGTTTTTGTACCATTAGAACAAATCAATCCACTATCACATGTTCTATTACAAACAGATGAACCAGGGTCCTCTGTCCATGTCCCAAAATCACACGGCGTTTTTGTATTATTAGTACAATAATACCCATCAGGGCACTGTAGACAATTTGTACCGCTTAAATACTGCCCATCCGAGCATTTTATATCATAATTTTCAATTATGCGGTTATCTAGCTCATCATATGCATTATTTAATAATTTGTAAAACATCTTTTTTATTAAACTTTTTTTTTTCAATTTTAAAATTATTTATCTATGAAAATTGATTTTTAGTAATATTTTAAGAACCAGCTAGAAATTTATAAATGGCTTTAAGGCTTGGTATTTCATTTTAGTTATTACTTTAATTTTTTTTATATTTGAATTCGTGCATTTTTGAAAAAAACTACTTGCTGTGGTTCAATTGTCATTCCAAAAAATGCCTTTTGATAATAGGGATCTCCTTCATGGGATGTAGGATTAATATCTCTTTTAATTTGTCGATAATCCAAATTTTTATAAATCATTAAATTACAATTTATATTCCAATTATTTTTCAATGCAATTTGAGACAATCCAATTTCTTTTCGTATAATTAATGATTCAAAATCCAAATGATTAATAGTTTCTTGGTTAAAAAAATCCATGGATTTTAAAAATGTCAAATATTCATTATCAATACCAAAAAACATGGTTTGAACATGACTATAAGGACCTTGTCCAAATAAATTTTTCAAAAGTGGATGATCCCACGTGCAAATATTAATTGAAGTTCCTACGACTTTTACATCACCTGTAAACAATGGAATAAAATAATTTGTCCAGTTTTTATCCGAATAATAGGGTCCACAAACGGATGTATTCATAAAAAAGATGTATTGATAAGTATTCTCCAAATTTTTAATTCCATGAGAATAGGCTCCAAAATCATAACCAATGTTTTCACGAATTAGAATTTTTATATTTGATTTTTGCGGAATGGTTACAGAGCAATGTCCATTAATTATAATATAGTAATCTACATGATCCAAAATTCCATTTTCTAAAAAGAACATGAAATTATTCTTGTATAATTCATTTTTTTCAAAATAAGCATAAATTAGACAAACTCCTAATTTAAGTTTTATTTGAGATTCAATAATATTGTGAGAATTTCTAAAACTTTTCAAATGTAATTCAAAATTATTAGTATTCTCAATCGTACTATGTGTATTAATACAAGAAAATAAAAAGGGATGGGTTGTAATGATTCGTAAATTCAAACTTTTAATGTATTGATCAATTTGATTAGAGTCTTTATTCTTATTATTTGGATTCCAATTAAGAATCTTATCATAACAAGTATGATTATAAATGGTAAACACTGTGCTATGAATTTTATCCAACTCTATAAAAGTAATTCCTTGAAAATTAAAAATATTCAAAATTTTTGTATCCTTGGGTAGCTCAGCGATACATCCTGAAAAAATATCCCAATCTTTCATTACAGTTAAAAAAGATTGAATGACAGAATACGTTTTTTCAAATTCCTTAGGAAATAAACAATCGTCTTCACAAACGACTAATTTATCCAAATTACATCTTTTGGCATTCCATAATAAATTCTTGTATGAATAACCACATCCCAACCATCCTGGACTATATTTTATAGCTGGAAAAATTTCAACATGAGGAGCATGATCTTGATTTTTAAATTTTTCAATTCTAAATGGAGTTTCAATTAAGTGTAAACAATATATTCTATCATTATGTAGCTGATAGGGTATTTCACATTTTGTATTCATAATTTGAATCAAGTTTTTAGAATGAATATAATGAATCTTTTCTGCCAAAAGTGCTTTTTCGGGTTGAATTTGGTTTAATTTTTGCTTATAATTATCGTCTTTTAAATAAAAATCAATCAATTGGAATAAATTTTGAATATTGGATAAATCATCTTTAATTTCTTCAAAATAACATACAACTTTATCATAAAGTTGAATGTTAAACCAGTCTTCTTTAGAGGGAAACTCTGACAATACAATTTTGTTATATTTTAATATTTCATTAATACGACAAGTTTCCAAACTTGCATTTTTATAATAATGTAAATTAAGAATGATTTTTGACTTTTGAATGAAATTTTCTCTCTTGTCTCCCAAAACACCAAAAGCAATTTTAACCTTGTATTTTTGACCCAAAGCCGTAAGAACAGATTTTCTTCGAACATTTTCTGCTCCATAAAATAATACATCATATTCATTATCATAAACTTTGTTGGTGTGATTTGAATCTACCACGTAGGCAAATGGATTATAAAAAACTTTGGAAAAAGGAATAAAAGAGTATTTTTCAAAATAATTCTTTACAGAAAACTCCAAAATAACCAAACTTTTTTCCAACATTTCCAAATGTTTTTTATTAAAATGTTTTGATTCTGTTTGTTCGATTTGATAAAATATAAAATTTCTTGGCAACAAATCATGTTTTCTTTCCCAATGAACTATAATATATACATGATTATTCGATTCTATACATTCTTCTTTAGAAATATCGTAAACAATTCGAATCGAGTATCCCAAATTATTCAAAATAGTTTTTAAATAAAAAGCAATCGATTCTAAAAGTTCATTAATTACAATTGTAAAATCAAAATTAATAGAAATAGTAGACATCCTATTATTATCCAATAATAAAATTTTTTTATTGCAAAATTGGTGGTTCATGATTCAAATCAAGGTCTCCGCACATTGAAATACATATTTTATCTCCAGGATTAAAATCAGGAATCATGGTAATATTATTTACTAGTTCCTCTATTGATTTATAGGTATAATATTCTTTTGGATAAGGAGCTCCTCCATGATTAACATAACTTTGATAAATAGAAATACCATTTGTCTTTGGATAAGAATAAATATACATTTCTGGAGCCAAGTATGCCTCATTAATGTTATGTAATTTTTCTAAATGTTTTGAATTTGTCCACCAAAAATTTCCAGAATAATGTTTTTTGGGAAAATTTTTTAAATTAGTTCCTACACAATCATAATAATCTAAAAGTTCAATAGAAATTCTCCATTGTTCAATAGTAAAATAATCGCACAAATTTCTCCAATCCTCAATACAAGATTCAGTTTTAGAAACTCCTTTAGAATGAATATAATACATATTATAATCTCCATTCAAATATTGTTTAAATCCATTAATTGCATATTTTTCATATAAATTTTCATTCGAACTTATTATTTTTATTTTTTCAAAACCTTTCAAATAATTTATACATGCGTCGGTTTGACAAGTAACAAAACACAATAAAAGGTCAGTATGATTATACAAACCACTGGCTACTAGTTTGTCAATTTGAGACCGGATAATTTCCAAATAATTTCCTTTACAACAAATAAAATAGACCCCATAAATAGGACGTTGCTTTACAAAAGTAGCCGATAATTTTTGGATTACTCTGGATTTTATAATTTCCAAATTGTATTGGACTGGTAATAAGGGTTGTTGATAAAGATCTTGATCCGACTGATGAAGCGAAAAGAAATAGCGATAATCATTTTTCTCAAGATTACCAATTAACCAATGCTCTACACTATAACGATCAGGGTTCGTTTCGACAAGAGGTAAAGTTTTGATATAGTCAGAGCGAGCCCACCAAAAATTACCCGAAAAATGGTTTTTAAACTTGTTCTTGAGATCAAAATAAAAGTATTGATTGACTCCAACACAGTTAAAATTAGCAAGTAAGGATAAACATAAAGAATGCTTTTCAATTAAAAAATATTCCAAATATTTTCTCCATTCAAGAGCAAAATTTTTTTTCAAGACTCCTTTTGTATGTATTTCCAAAATATTAACATTGTAAGGAATAGTATCACAAAAGTATTTTATTCTTTTATAGTTTGGAAATTCCCATTCTTGTGTATCATTTGAATAATAAATTAATTTTATTTTAAAATCATTGGGAATTATAGTATAGGTTCCCAACATTGTAATAAATATATAATCCAAAACATCATATAATCCCGTAGATTTAATAATTTCTAATTGATCTAATAGTATATCTTTACTTTCAATATTACAAAAATGAATAAAACATACATTCCTGTGATGTAAATTTTTTTCAATCATATCCAAATTAAAATTTAAACCGGGATGACAAAGGTAATCAGATAATTCAGGAATATTATTATAAAAGGTGTAATTTTCATTTAGCTGAATAGATTCATTGTGAAAGGTGTCTATTTTTTCTAAAATGGAATGAATTTTAAGATAATCATATTCAACAAAACTATAACAATTTTGATAATTGGCAAGTCTTTCGGGATAAGAACCTATATTATTAAAAATAATGGGGAGGCCAGTTTTCAAGGCACAAGAAAGAGCAAAGGAATAAGTTTCCTCAAAAACAGAAACAAAAAGAAAATAATCCACTTGATGTTGATTAAACAATCTAAATATATCTTTATTGTGAAAAGGACCATAATTTACACAGTTGGGAAAATTTAAATCGGATTCCCCAAAAATTATAAAATTGTATTTTGGATTTCCTATAAAACTTTCAATAATTTTTTGAGCCAAAAATTTTCCCTTGTGTTCGCATCTTAAATGACCAATGAATGCAATTTTATATGAACTTTTCAAAGGGGGAAAAACTCTATCTTGGTAATAATCCAAATCGGGTACATTATTAAGAATTATTGAATTTGGAATGGTTTTCAAGTATTTAAGATGATTTAGATAACAATTTTCACTGTTAAAAATAACTTTTTCAAAATTACGTATGATTAATTGGGCTCTTTCAATATTTTCTATAGTAGGAATTTCATTTCTTGATTTTATAGGATTAGGATCATGAGGAAAAAATAGATAATAATCATGAATAATTAAAACTTTAAGAGTTACGTTGTTGTTGATTAAAAAGTCCAAGACTCGTTGATTAATTTTTAGACCTTCGGCATCTAAACTAATTAAATTATGAACAAAAACTACTGATTTTTCTACTAATAATTCATTTAATTTCTCAAAAGGAATTAATTCAGGACTGGCTTGAAAATGAGAATTCCCTTTGATTTTTAAAATTGTATGTTTATAATTTGGAAAAATTTCCGTCATGTTTTTTATATAAATTTCCGTGCCTCCACCAAAATCATGAGTAATGTGATGAATATTTTTTTTTTCCAATAAAATCTTTTGTTGGATCATTTGATTTTTTAAATTCATCCTATAACGAGTTCTAGACATCTCTACTAATAATAAATTTTTATGAAAAATGAAAAATAAAAATTTATTGATAGTCAAAACAGATTATATAATGCAAGCACTGCAAGCTCTAAATATTTATTGACAAGCGTGGGGTTACGAACAAGCTCAAATTAAAAAGCAAATTTATATTAAAAAAACAAGTAAAAAATTGGACAAGATTGTAAAAATTTCTTACATGAATTATGCAGCAATGTATATTAATTTTCCAACTGAAGAAATGAAATATAAAATTTGGAAAAATATAATATTGAAAAAAAATCTTGAAATTCTTTTTGAAGATTTGGAATGCTTTTCATCAATTTGTTTACAAGGCAGCTTACCTGTTTTTTATCAAAGAGGACCCTATCCAAAATATAATAAATATAACAGAACTGAGTCTCGTATATTTCAATCATTTAATAAAAGACCAAAAAAACTTGATATAAATTCTGTTTTCCGTGTCGATGCAATATTATGTCTTTTTTAATTATTGTAAATTAACAAAAGAACCGTCACATTTACGGAACTTTGGTTTGTATTGAGAAGTATTTCCAAGAGCTGAATATCCAACATATCCAGAAGAAGTATAGGGAGTATTATGAGTAAGAATATTATACCCTTGTTTTGGTGTATCTAACACAATTTGGATTCCTCCACTAGGAACTCCATTGAACGGATTATCCCAAGCTCCCGGACATTTATTTGGATAATGATAAGGAGGATTAAAAGTATCAACGGGGGAAGAGGGTATACCAGATCCACACCAAGTATTTTTTAATGGGGAATAATAGGAAGGAGCGGCATACGTAGCTTCTGTTTTTTTTGACATTTATTATAATTTTTTTTTTTTATTTTTACCAGTAAAAAAATAATTTATGATTTATAGAAGGCAATGAATCATAAATTTAATGTAATTTTATTAGCAGGAGGATTTGGCACAAGTTTTCAAATGTTATATCCATCTGTACCTAAAGCCTTAATTCCTCTTGGTCATAATCCTTGTATTTGTATTCTTTTAGAAACTTTGTTGGAATTACCAGATATTGAAAGTATTCATGTTTTAGCTTTTGAACGACATTTAGAGCGCTTTAAAAAAGAAATCAATCGATGGTTTTTTAATTATAATACAATTACAATTACTAGTCTTCCCGATACACAAGGAACGGCAAAAAGTATTGAATATTTTTTGAAACAAAATCCAATTAAAAATTCAAATATTCTCATCTTACAGTCGAATATGCCTCTTGTTTCAAAAATTACATTGAAAGATTTAATGTATAATTTTGTTCAACAAGAAAATGACATACTTTGTTTAATTTCAAAGTTAAAAAATACAGAGCATGACAAGGCTATTGTTGAAAATAATGAGCGTGTTACAGAAATAGTTCCATGGAATCAAGACACATTATTGGAATTTTGTTTTTTAAACATTATGGCAATAAAGTTATCAGTATTGGAGAAAAACATTTCCAAAATTTCTTGTAATCCTGAAACAAATGAATATAATATTACAGACATTGTTAAATGTCATGATAAAAAAGCATCTGCTTATATTTTAAATCCCTATGTTGCCAATAAAGAATGTATCTCAATTCGCAAAGTGGATGATAAAAATTTTGCCGAAGAAGTCTATATGGAGCATAGAAATTCAATGTTTATTACTCAATGTTATGGTTTGTGGAAAAAATGCGAAATATTTGAAAATAGACTCCAATTTTTGGAAAGAATTGTAGAAAAAAACAAACTTGGGTAAATGTAAAATGAAACCTTGTAGTAGGTTTGCTGGGGGATATAAAGATCCCTATTTTAGTTCGTCTCTTGTCCCCAATTTAGAGGTAATATATCCCACTGTTCCTCCATTACCAGGTCAGGTAATAACTGGTTATTATGTTTATCCAGGACCAGATTCTTGTCTTGTTAGTCCATTGGAAAGACCTATGAACGGATGTGGATATTTTTTTACATTACTTGCCATTATATTGTTCTGGCCTGCAACTTGCCTTCCAATGTGTTTTGGATGTTCGTATAGTGGATATCAAGTTCCTGTTTATCGTTAATTAAGACTAAATAAATATAAAGTTTGATCGACATGACCTAAAAGAGTATCGCGTATGTTTAAAAGGTCGGAGAGACCTCGGTGTTTAGGTAAGGTAATATCTAAACTAACTAGAAATTGCTGAAACTCGATTAAAAGTAAAGGAGCCGTTTCAAATGAAAATGTTCTAATAGTGATGGGTTTTTTGGATAAATTTACTCTTTCACCAAATTTTCCCATTAAAACCTCTACAAATTCATCGGTAGCTTCTAAAAAATTGGAAAATAATTTATCGGTGGCCTTGTGACGAGAATAAGATTGCGTTTGCCAATGATAGAGTTTTAATTCATTTTGAAATTTGAAAAAGGTTCTAACTATATAATCTCCAAAATACTTTTGTTGCATTTATTAAATAAAAAATGAAATTTAATAAAAATTACAAATTAAAAAACAATCATGAAAAATCAACATTTAGTTTTACAATTGGAGGGTATCAAGAACGTGGAAATTTTGAAACATTTGGATGTATTGGAATCTTGTATGAATAAAATTTTGGATCAATTAAAAGTGACTGTAGTGAACAAATCTGGTTTCCAATTCAAGCCATTTGGCGCAACCATGGTCTATGTGTTGGCAGAATCTCATTGCACATGTCACACTTTTTGGGAAGAACAAGAAGCGTATATTGATTTGTTTTGTTGTTCCGAGTTTGATCACGATTTGGCAGTCAAATTATTTGTTAATCTATTTAATGCTTCTAAATATGATTATAATATTCTATCTAGAGGAAATGTAAAAAATCAATTAAATTCTTGACATACTATAGAAAAGGTTATGCCTAGTTTTTATTATACAAAAGCAGATTTGATTCAATTCAAAACTGAACTTTACACTCAACAAACTACCATTGATACAGCTTTTACAGGAATCAACAAATATATTCTCTACAAAGATCCAAACTTTACTCAAAAAGTTGGACAAATATTATATACGGCCACCGTATATAATACCCCGGGTATCGCCTATAATCCCTATGTAGTAACTTTATTTATCGATGATGGAAAAAATATAAGTGGTTCTGGAGCTCATGATGATTCAAAAACTCAATTTTTTCCAACGGGAGTAAAACAACAAGCAACAGTTACGGATCAAACTGGGTTTGAAAAATCTTACCAATATATCAATATTGAACCTCTAGACAATTTAAAAAGAAAAGTAACTCTTGTCAAAGAATTGAAATGTGGTTGTTGATATTTGTACAAAATTTTTTTCATCAAATTACGCTACTAGAATGCGTCCACTCTGTGCTTTGTAGTTTCGTCCCCATCCACATCCCAATCCCAATCAAAATTTAAAAATTTATTACAGTATTTTAAAAAACAAAAAAATAAACATAGGCAAACAAAGTGATATAGCAAGAAAACAACAAATAATCCAACAGAGCAAGCTTTTAAAAATTGGGTATTCAAAAAATTCATTAATGATTTGAAACATGAAAAGTAAAATTATTCAGTTTTTACTATTTTTTTATCGTGATGAAATTTTTATCCTGATGCAAATTTTAAAGTATATTCTCTCGCATTTTGATCATATTGAGCCCTATTTGTATTATAAAGCTTAGCATATTCAGGAACTAATGGGTCGCTAGGATTTGGATCAGAGAGTAGTGAACAAATAGAAAGTAATACTTTTGAAATTGTCAAGGCAGGAGACCAACTGTCTTTAAGAATATCTAAACATATACCTCCTGAAGCATTAATATTTACATGATAAATTTTATTTACAAAATTGACTCTAGGAGGTTTAAATGGATAATCTGCTCCAAAATCAATGCTTAAATAAAAGATTCCTCCTGCATAAGGAGTATCGTCAGGACCAATAATGATTGCTTCCCATTGAAACATATCATCCCCTACTGGTCCTCCCGAACAATTCGCAGGAGGGTCTTCCATAAATTCTTTATACTCTTTATTTAATCGTTTCAAGGCCATTTTTAAATATTTTTTAAATTCTGTTTAAAAAAAATCAATTTTTTGGTTTGTTGACTCGATTTTTTAAAAGTAAATTTATACAAATTGATAAACACATTCAACATAGTTCACCATAAATTTATTGGTAACTTTTTCAACAATTAAACGACAAGGTAGCAAAATAATTTCTGCCTGTTCTAGATTTCTAACATTTAATAAATAGTAATCCTTGTCAGATTGAATTTCAACTTTTAAAATATAATTTTGCAAGTTTGGTTGCGAATGACTAGAAAACCAAAATTGAGCATAACTTTGTTCAAATGTCCAAGAAGTCGGTAATTTATTTATAATAACAGCAGGTAAGTGTGGTAATCTTATAAATCTGTAAATGGGAAATGTAAATGAAACAGAAATAGAAAACGGAAAAAACTTGTAAATACCATTGATAGACTTTTCCCATTGTTTTATATCTACTTGTGAAATATTTGGATAATAATTTCCCGTTAATGAATCAATCTTGGAGGTAAATGTTCCTGATTTTATATTATCACAAAAATTTCGTAGCAACGGATTCTTTTTAATTACTTGAAAATCATGAATCAAGCCTTTAAAATTTTGTGAAAATTTTTGTAATTGAAACTTTGGTTCGTGTATTTTTTCAATACAATGATACTTTTTATAATATTCCGGATCAAATTGATAAATTTTAGAGTACTCTTGTAAAATTTTTGTATCCTCTTGATTACTGTATTTTTCTGCCACTTTGGATAATAATCGTATACACAAATTTGGATATTTTTTTGTAATCTTTTGGGACTTGTACTTTTTTGAAAATTTTTCAATCGTTTCTAATTGACTATTTTGTAACGAACCACTTTTAAATTTTTGTCTAAAAAATGGCTTTACTTGCTCCGCATCTACATACGTTTCCGGAAACAAAGATTGTAATTTTTTTATAATTACATCTGGATAAAATTCTGTTAGATAATCTTGTTTTACTTTTTTATTTTTTTGTATAGGAGAAAGTTTTTGATAAATTCTATTTAATTCTAATAATGCTTGTAAATCTATTTCTTTCAAACCTAATTTTTTTAATTCTTGTTGCATTTATTTTATTATTAAAACTTTAAAAAGTCATCAATCAATGCTACTACATGGTGATCATCCACATTGGAATCCAAACACAAAATTTTCAACACACTTTGCTCATCATCCAACATGATATTGGCATGATAAGATCTACCCATACGACCTACACGACCCATAAGCTGATACAAAATTGCAATAGATTCTTTTTCTGCAAATTCTTTGGTAATAAATACATTGACTAAACCTGGAAGATTGGTTCCAAATACAATATCTTTACAAGAACAAACAAAAAACAAGTCCTTGTACAATAACATTAATAGATTTCTTTGGTAAGAAGTCATTTTTGTCTTGTCATAAAATCCTATTCCTGCAGCCAACATAAGTAGTTCATCCTCACTAAAAGCATCATTATAAACATCAGGTAAAATATTAGGAGTTCTGGGGATAAACTTGGATGGTAAAGTAACTTGATCAGGATGAAATCGAATATAATGCTCTTTTGAATTCAATACATATTGAGTAGGAAGTGTAACAATGGTTTGAACTTCTCCCATTTCTCCAAGTTGACGATCCCTATCCAATTTTGTAAACGTGCTATCTCGTCCAATTTTTGCATCCTTGAGCTTTTCCATTTTTTGTTCCAACGCTTGACGATTTTTCATTGTTTGATTCACAATAGACGACCATTTAATTTTTCCATCAAACAAACCTTCCGTTGATTCGCCCAAGTGTTTAAATGTATCATTGGATATAAACAAGGTTTTCCCCTCATACTCGTAACTCTGCTCTTTAAAAACTTTATTTCTATCTGGAGCAGACATAACATGAGGTCGATAGCTTTTAAAAAGATCCAAGTGTTGAAAATTATTAGAAAGCCATTCCAAAATATCACAAGCGTATAGAATAACTTTATTATTTTGAATCTTACCAATATCTGGAAAACGAGTCATAAAATCCAAACCTACAGGAGTCAAACAAGATTCAAGAGATTTTGCCCAATAATAAACATGCTTTGCAGTATAGCATCGACGAATACGAGGATTAACTTGCATTTCTTGAATCAAATTGAAAAGATCTTCCTCTGTTTTGACCAAATGATGAGGCATTCGTAAATCACCATTTTGATCAATCACCGCACATGTAATTGGAACATTATTTGTTTTGACACGATAAAGACATTCTCTAGTCGTTTCATGAATGTTACAAAAATAATCAATAATAGGTGTTATACTGTCAAATTGAGGCAAAATGGCAGAAAGTAATACCGTATGCTTAGGAAGATATCGACAAATCTTGGCCATCATCTTATTCGATTGCGTGTCCGAAATAAACTCGTCAATATAAGCAATAAATGGGTTTCCAAACTCGTGAGAGGCCTTGAGTAATTCATAACAAGCTTCCAAATCTGCTACAATAATATCTGGATTTTTTCCAGTATTTTCTACATAAAAATTCCATTGTTCTGTAATAGAACCAACCTTGTCTTGATCCTCCTGCTTGTAAACTTTTTTCCACTTGGCAGGAAAACATCTCTTATAAGGACGTAAAAGTACATGTGTAACTCCATGTTCATCCCGAATAAGATTACTCATCCACAAATGAATATCATCTCCCAACAATGCCGTGCTGGCAATATCTTGGTTTACGAGTTCATTCGAGCAAGCAAAAAGAACTGTCTTGTTACGTTTCATTTTTGAAATTTTTTGAGCAAGAGGCACTGCCAAAAAAGATTTTCCAGTGCCTGTAGGCATTTGATTCCCCATAAAAATAGGTTGATCCAATGTAACCGCGGTGGTAATTTTTTCCAACAGTTCAGTTTGTTCCTTGTAAAGTTTAATCGACTTTTTTCTCTTATCTGCAGTAGACTCGATTAGAAAAATGGGGTTTTGAAAAAGAAGAGTATACATAGATTCGTCAATTTTTTGATTCATAACGTCTTTAAGTTTCATACTACCTGTATATAATGCTGGAATTTCTTCAAGAGACTCCTTTTCTACATCAAGAATACGATTCAAACTAATAATCGCATCCAAAAGGATAATAGAATCCACTTTCGGTTTCTGAGAGACATAAAAATTCCAAACAATAATCATAAC